AGAGAATCCCGGCCCGATGTCGCATCATGGTCAATTCAAGCGGATGGACTTGTTGTATTGGATGATTATTCGTACTTGTTTATGCTCAATAGCCAACTGAATCGGGAGTTGGTATCGCTGAAGTTCGTTATTGACAATGGCACGGCAGGGGGATTAGTGATAGTATCGGGTTTGGCATGGCTGCAATCCTTTACCATTACAGGGGCAAATAAGGACATTGCAACTTATCAGGTAAGTTATCAAGGTACAGGGGTGTATAGTTTAGCAGGAACCACCGTAACGCCGACAGGCATCGTTATACAAGGTACAACTACACAGGTGCTGCAATATACTGCCGGTGGTGGGGAGACTTCGATAGCTATACCGGGTGGGGCAGGTAAGACAATGATATACGGCTCACGGGGTGGTACATCGTTTGAAACAATTGCTTATAGCGGTTCACCGGGTACAGGTGTAGTGTGGACTGTGGGTAGTGGTACGCTGACCGTTGATTCGGGAGTGCCTTTCTTCGCAGGTGAGAAAATTATAATTTTAGTACAATAAATACATATGAGAAAGTTTATAACAATCTGTGCAATACTTCTATCCCTATCCGCATCCGCACAATGGCAGCAAACGGGTAGTAAGGTACGTTATGTTAATGGTATCGGTATTCCGACAAAAGATACTGCCGCCGGGGACACTGCTGATAGTTCACAGATACTGATTCGCCCGGCTGATAGTTCGTTGTATGTGAAGTATAAGAGGACTTGGCAGAAAGTAGGTGGTGGTGGAGGTGGAACGGTTACGGGTAGTGGTACAACTAACTATGTGCCTAAATTCACTTCATCTACTGCTATAGGTAACTCACAGATATTTGATAATGGAACACAAATAGGGTTCGGAACTGCTACACCAGGAGCAAATTACCATTTTAGGTCAAGTGATGCTGAATTAAGATTAGAAAGTACAACATCTGTAGATGGATTTATAAGATTTGTAAACACATCTGGTAGTATGTCAATAGGCATGGCAGGTAGTGCATCTAACACACTATTAACCTATGATAGAATTAACAATCATATAGCATCTGAATATCTTGGTGGTGGCAGTGGGTATCATGCATGGCATACAAATAATACTGAAAAAGCAAGGATAATAGCATCCGGTAATTTTGGTATAGGTTACACCGCACCTGCTGCTAAACTATCAGTTAATGGCACAACCCTAATCAACACCAACACAGATAACGGAGTAGATGCTTTGCAGGTGAGTGGTAGTGCCATTGCAACCGTATTAAAGGCAACAGGGACAGGTAATAACCTTGCAATACTAAATGGTACAGGTACAACAAACGCATACATAGATTTCCAAAATGCAGGCACAACTCAATGGAGGGCCGGCAATGATTACAACGGGGGGAATAGATTATTTAGAATTAATGATGTAGCAGGTAGTGTTAACACTATGCTTGTTAATAGTTCAAATCAAATAGGCTTTAATATGCCTACTACTTCTTTTTTGGGTGCTAATAGTGCTATGGAATTTCATAAAGCAGGTACACAATATATTCATAGACATTTTACTTATTCAAGTTCTGGTTTAGGTGTGCAATGGATAGGCTATAGCACAAGGTCAAATACTCCGGGTAGTTTTTCTGCAACTCAAATTAACGATCCAATAATTGGATTTTCCGCATACGGTTCAAGCAATTCTGCGCATGTTTTTGGTGCTGATTTTTTTTACACTCAAAAAGGGGCAACATCAACCTATATCCCAGGTGCTTGGGAGTTTCAAGCAAGTTCAGGAAGTGTTGCAAATCAAACAAGATTTTACGTTCATGGCGCAGATGATAATATTCAGTTTTGGACTACATCAACCGAAAGGATGCGTGTAGCAACATCAGGTAGAGTGTTATTAAATACCACTACCGATAACGGGGTTGATGAATTACAAGTAAACGGCTCAATCTCTGGCATCGGGTTCAAACAGGCATACGTTACCAAAACAGGCGCATACACCGCTACTAATGATGACTACGTTATTGATTGTACTTCCGGTACTTTCACCGTAACGCTTCCGGCATCATCTGGTCGCACAGGTAGAATACTGATAATAAAGAATAGCGGTGCAGGTACGATAACCGTTGATGGTAACGCATCCGAAACTATTGATGGCGCAACTACTTATTCACTATCCGTACAATATGCCACCGTACAAATAATGTCAGATGGCACTAACTGGAAAATAATATCTAAATTCTAATACTATGCTCACCGCAATCGCAACCGCAATCACATTATCAGTAACCGCACCCGTACAGGTGCAAGTACAACAAGCAGACACTATACCTGCTGCCATACAAGTCAAACCTGTAGAGTTTAACAAACTGACAAAGGACACTATAACGCAAATAACGTGGGTAGTGTTTGGACTTGGCAGAGATACCGCACAGGGTTGCAATTCCTATGTAGTCGCATATGACCGCAAGGGGAAGAAGGTTACAGATGGCAACGTGCCTATACCTGCACACATCGTGCAGCAATGGGGAACGGATAACACACTCATAGATGATTTTATTCTCAACTTTTATAAACTGGTAAAGCGTTAGCAATGGAACACCAAACAAATGATGCAGGAATAAATGGACTGCTTGTAACTATTTTTTTATGGGTATTCAGCCATTTGACCGCATCGGATTTGGCAACTTACTGCACCATTGCAAGCGCATTAGTAACAATATTCGTAAACATAAATAAGTACAGAAATGGGAAAGACAAACATTAGTCTTACAAACGTAAACAAGCCGGCACCTAAATGGTACCGCAAATCAAAGAGGGTAATCGGGTTGTTATCCGGCCCCACCGTGTTGGCGGTATTTCAGATATTCAAACTCAACGACCACCAAATGGCAAGCGTAGCAACGGTTATCGCTTTCCTTCCTACATTATTAGAGGTATTTTCCGCACTACTCGCAAATGGTGAACAATATGCAGCTACAGATGAGCCAGAACAAAAACTATAATTGGTTCCCTATTGTTTTCATTGCAATAGTGGTACTGATAGTATTGCTTTCCTGCAATTCAGTAAACAAAGCAAGGGGAAAAACTGAAACGTTAACAATATTTGAATACGATACTACAAGGGTATCAGTAGTTGATACCACCCGTACACTACAGGAATGGATTGACATTCAGACAAAGACAGTAGAGTTATTCGACACAACCTATACAACCGTTCCTATCCTGCGCAAAAGGATAATCTATGAGAATGTGAAGGCATCCAGTAAAGAAGTTATCAACGGCATCCGAAAGGATAGCGTTAAGACAACAGGCAGCGTAACGGCTTTCAGTCAGTCGGAATATCGCAACAAGGAAACCAAACGGCTGCCTTTTTGGTTAGCTTTATCAGTTGTAAGTATTATAGCATTTTTAATCTATAAATCATGGCGAGAAAAATAATCCTATCAGCAGGGCATGGTGGTGCAGATCCCGGTGCTTCCGGTAATAACTACATCGAACGTGATTTAGCCATTGAATTACGGGACATGGTAGTTGCTGAACTGCAAAAGGAGGGCATAGAGCCGCTTACAGATAGCAATACTAATGCATTATCACAGACACTTGCATGGCTGCGTGGTAAGTTCAGCAAAAGGGATATTTTAGTTGACATCCATTGGAACGCATCCGCAAACGCTGAAGCGAAGGGTAGTGAGGTAATTGTACCCGATAATGCAAGTCAATTTGAGCAAGACCTTGCAAGTTACCTGCTGAAGATATTTGCTTTCGTTGGCTTTAAGGATAGGGGAATTAGACCGGAGAAACTAACCGCCCGAAGGTCTTTGGCTTGGATGAAAGCGGATGCAGAAACGGTATTGATAGAGGTTTGCTTTATCACCAACCTTACCGATATGAAGCTATACCAGGCGAATAAGTGGGGCATTGCCCGTAAGATTGCAGGGGTGCTGAAATCGAAAAGTTATGAGTAAATTTGCATAAATAATTACAGATGGCAACTTTCAATAAATTCGATTCATTTGTGGAAGCAGTAGCGGAAGGCACCCACAATCTCGGGAGCAATCAGCTAACCATTGCACTATCTAACGTAGCACCAACGGCTGCGAATAGTGTACTTGCAAACATTACCGAAATCACTTACACGA